CGGAGAATAGATGTCGCAGCACGGCTCAACCCTCCAATCATGTGCAACAAACCGAACCCGTAAAAGCCAAAGCCCGGCAAAAACTTGTAGTGAACAAAGAAATCACGCTTGCGACGAAGCGGATCCTGCTCACGATAGTTGCGTACTATCGAAAGAATCTTTCCCGAATCTGCGTCCATAGTGACGATATACGGAAGTTTAATACCTGTCTCTTCACCGTCTGGACCTGTGTCTTCAAATCCCTCAAGGTCAACGTCAACGTGGACTTCGTATATAGTATAAAGCTCGTCACTGTATCCCGGACGGAGTCCCTGAATGTCGTCAGTCTTGCTTCTAATTGTTGTATCAGATTCATCATCTTCTGATGGAGATAGGTCAACATCTCGATAAACTCCATTTACCTGTAATTTGCGGATCTGGTTTTCTGTCATACGCACAACATGCGTGTAACGCTCCGCTGTACGCAGATCTGAGGCCGAATACGGCACAATCAAGTCTTCAGCCGGAACAAACTTGGACACAGCGCGTTGCCGTGTCGGATCAAAGTAAACCTTCTTGAACGTCGAACCAGTGATCGGCAAATAGAACAGCATCTGATCAGTATCCTGATCAAACTCCTCCATCACCTCAGTGATCTGATAGTTCATAAAGTCCTTGACGCGCTGCGCCTGATCCTCAACCTCCCGTGTCTGAATGCCCAAAATCTGTGTCTTTACAGGGCCACCCGGTGGTAGCATTTCCTTATATGCCTGCGCCTGAAACTGCGTGACAGCTTCACTCAACAACGGATGCGTTACACCAGAAGCACCAAGAAACGGCTGCTGACGCTCCTCATAGTTGATTCCCAGTAGGGTTAACCCCTTCGCAATTGCCTCTTCCCAGTCCTCCCGAGATGACTTGTCTTCGTCAATCTTAGAACTAAGGTCCGAGGATAGCGATCCAAGAACCGAATCACTAAGAACCTCGGCTAGGTTAGCGTTGTGATCGTACTCTTCAGTCTCGATCTCCATCGCCTCTTCTTCCATGCCAGCAAGTTCAATGTTGGGCGGAAGCTGCTCCATGTCTGACATCGGAACTTGGACCTCGGTCATTTGTTCTTCCATAGACATGCCGGGACCGCCGGGGCCCATAGCAGAATCAACCATCTGTGGAGGTAGTGCCATTAAAATGTTCCCTTAAAGATGCCGCCACGGGCTTTCATAACAGCGCCGCCGCATTTTTTCATATACTTGCCGCTTTTAGCGGATACGTCACCATAATCCATGCTTTCTTGATTTTTTCTCGCGGCTTTTTTTCTGCGAGACTCTGTAACAGCTTTTTTTACTTTACCACGAATTTCCTTTGCAACGCGCTTGGGGCTGCTTTTTGGCAAAGGAATGCGCTTGTCCCGCGCACCTGTGCGGTCACCAATGTAAGAGCCAAGTACGCCAGCAGGGCTTGCAAACTCGCTGCTTAACAGTTCACTCATGCTACGAGCTTTTGGTTTTAACACGGCGTAGTCCTTGCCTTCTTTTAAACCTGCTTGGTATTTTTTCTTGTCCATTAAAACACACCCTTAAATCTTTGTGGACGAGCAATGGGGCTGAAACCTTTTACCATACCGCCGTCGCGTTTCTTTACGGAAGCGTTCTCTTTAGCCCACTCCCACTGGTTGTCGGTCAGTTGTTTAACGTCTTTGTGGTATAAGCTTATTATCTGTCTACCCGTGCGCCCGTCAATAACTACTTTATCCTTATCCGACATTACATGACCTCTCTTGCCATAGCGCCGATCCCCGATCTTACCATACCACCGGCTGCACGTCTAATGGGACGTTGTGCTAAATCTCTGTTAGCTGGGTTGTCAAACTCCACAACACGGAGTGGGGTAGCGTATTCACGGGAAAGACGCCTTACTTCCGCGTCAAGCACTCTTTTTGCTTCACGGTACTCGGACATCAACGTAAATGTGTCCTCTCCCGCTGCTTCTGCTGTATCAATGGCCCGACGACGAGCACGAGCCTCATCTCTAAGCGGCTGTAAAGCTGCTTGCACAGCTTCGTCACTTGGATCAATACCTTCTACCACAAAATTGTTGTTGGTTCTGCCCGAAATACGCATGCCCGGATCTTCATTGTTAGTTACCGGGGTGTCCGTCCGCCGAATAACGACGCCAGCATTTGAGTCTGCTTTGCTTAACTCAGCTAGTTCTTTGTCTAGCACACGTCCGTAGTTCCGCAAGAAAGCGTCATTCGGACTACGTTGCGGTTGTGTTGCCAAGTACATAGCGTCAGGGAATATTACACCGTCAAGACCAAGCTTTTCCGCCTGTTTAATAACAGATCGTGTAGCAAACTGGTAAAAGTCCGCGTCACTATTGTATGGCTCTGGTGCTTGAAAACCTTTTTTACCATCCGTGACTTTTGTTTTCTTGGCTATTTCAGCAAGTGTTTGTAAGTCATCTCCGTCTGGCTGTGCAAATACTGCGTTTTGATAGTCCTCTTTTAGACCACCAAGGGTTCCATCATCCTCGATGTTTGTTAGTTCATCATTTACGTCCGACAAATCTTTGCGAAGCTTTTTCAGTCTACCTTTTGCAAGCAAGCCTCTCTGATCAAGGGAAAGTAAGTATTGTACATTATTTTGTACAAAGTCCTTAAAAACATCCATATCGTCGCTAATTTCTTGAATACGGCTTTCCTGTGGGGTGTAACCCGTCATGCCTGTTAACTCATCATTAACATAAGACAAGTAAGAATCCCGCAATGTTTCTAGGTCTTGGTCACTAAACTTATCGAACACCGTTTTTGCTATCTCTTTTTTTCTTTCCCTTACTGCCGGGGTGTTAAGTGTGTCATCCAAAGAGGTGATTGCCATAGTTTCTAAGTCTTCCACTGGAAGATTTTCAAACGCCTCTGTGAAAGTTTGATTGCTAGAAATGAAACTTTGTACACCTTCTTCTACCGCTTGATTAGAAGCATGTCGGATCCTGTCATCAACAAGGATACGGAAAAGCTGGTCATCAGTCATTTCATTAAGAATTGAGTCGTACTCGCTTGGTGTGACATAAAAGTTCTCGGATCCGGTTAGCTCTTGTTTTAGCGTATTATCCCACAAATAATAGTTTCCATCTCTTCTATAGCGTTCCATGTCATCAAATATGCTTTTATAAAAGTCCGCTATATTGCCAGCCTGTATTGCGCTGTATGCTTCTCCTGTTTCGTCTAGTTTGCTGACAATAAGATTAGATATTCTGTCTACAGCCTCGCCACCCATTATTGGTTGATAACCCTGTAAATCCGAAAGCAATCCCGCTATTGCCGCAGGATCTTCGACTATGTTTCTTGTAAGTCTTCCAAACCTAATTACTGTTCCGCGCTCAGAATCCGGGCTTAGTCTAACTTCAGGAAGATTTCTATAGTTAACGTCCCCTTCTTCTTGGGTTATTCTAGTGTCAAGTTCATTCGCTTGAATCCGCAAACGCTCTTCTTTTTTTAATAGCTCCGGTTTCAGGTCTTCTAGCTTTTGCAGCTTTGCATGAACCTCCGGTGTATATGGAACGCGAACGTCTTCGTTACCGCCGCGCCACGCATTTAACCTTTGCTCTAGTGTCTTTGCATACTCTGGAACCGTTTCGCCAAGGGTGTTGCTTGTCCAGCCGGTCTTAAAACCGCTAGAAATATTGCTAATCGAGTTAGACTGTATCTCGTTTACTTGAAGATATTTCTTACCGTCTATACCCTCGACGATAATGAACCGTGTGTGACCGTAGTATCCGGGATACTGGCCGTAATAATTATGCACAGCCCTTGGCTTAACGCGGCCAAAACCGGGTATTTCAATCGTAGGAGCGGTGTTACTGTAAAGAATAACTCCCTTGTCTAAGGCCGACTCTAGGTCATCAGCGCTATATTGATAACTCACATATGGTATCGTATCCCCTGAAAAAGGGTTTGTACCGTTTTGAGTGTCTTCCGCCATTGTGCTCTCCAAGAACACACGCTCACGAGTTTGCGGCAGGCGCGAGGTCATCAGCCTGCGTATTTCTTCTTTAGTGTACTTCTTTTCCGGGTTCTCAAGCAAAATGCGCTCAAACTCGGAGTCCTTCAGTTCCTTTGCAACCGGACCAATCTTCTGTGAAGAAGTCGGATTCTTGTTTAATGCAGCAAGCCACTGCTTTGCTGACATCTGACCAGAGTTGTCAGCTTGCCGGGCAAAAGCTCTGTCACCCACAAAGTTGTAATAGTTTGTCATAGTCGGCGAGTAATGCTCAACCTTACCTAAATACTGGTCAGCAGACGCACCTATTCGTACACCATAGTTCCCGTAAACAGGTGCCGACTCGTCAAGCGCACCAATACCACCGGGCTGGGCTTGGAAACCTTTTTCTGGAATTATGTTGCCTTGCGTGTCGGTTACGTCAAGCGAAACCACGTCATCTATAATCTCTGGTTCCATCGGACCAGTCCGAACAGCCTCGATCTGGTCAGCAAGTTCCTGTGGCATCTGCGGCATTAACGCTTCAGCCTCGGCATCTGTAATCTGAACTAAGTGTCCATCCCGACGACCAACCAACTCATTACGAATCTGGTTAAGATCCATCTCGGCAAGATCAGCCTGCGCCTGAGCAGTTTCTGCCTCGAGAAGAGGAGCGTCAGGATTGCCCTGTGCAGCCGCTAGATCAGCCTGCGCCTGACGAAGGTCCGAGGACCGCTGTTCGAAATCCTGCACTAGCTGCTCGTCGGTCCGCGCACCAAAGGTCATGCGCTGCATATCTATGATATCAGGATCCGGATCAAAGTTTGCATTTCCAATAACGTCTTCAATCGTCGTAGGTGCAGCGTCTGGAATAGTGTCGTCTATAGTCCCAGCCCGGGTAGCCGTTTCCCTAGCCAATCTCTGACTAAAAGGAACTACACTCGAACTATTTATAAGCACTTCCTGTTCAAACAACTCACCAATACCACCGGCGGTAGCCTCTGGTGTGGACAAAATATCTCCTGCTCGAACAGTGTAAGCAACCGTGGCCTGTGGCTCCTCACCCCGACCCTCTCTTAAGCGCTGACCCGGCAAGGGTCTTTCGCCAATGTTCGGACTCAAACTAAAAGACTGAACCTCTCCCTCTATTAAATCACCAACCCTATACACTTGAATTGGCGTGTCTGGAGTAAGCTGATTTCGCTCAATGCCCAAGAAATCAGCTAAGTAATTGTTAGAGTCCTCTTGCAAACGATTGCGAAGCGTCGTCATTGTGTTTTCTGAAACTACATCGAGAACCTCGTCTGTGCCTCTTGAGGCCTGTAGCAAAGAGGTTGCCGCCTCGTTACCACCTTCGGTCAAAAGCTGCTGGATAGCGTCCGGAGACTGCATTCTTTGTAGCTCTTCGTATATCTCATTCGCTTCCGAAGTAACTATACCAGCTTCTTCTCGAGCAGGAAGAAGACTAGCAATGCCCTCTTCTGCTGTGTCCGTCGCCTTTCGTGCTTTGGCTAACCCCATCGCCCCACGAATAACACCATACACAACAGCAGGGTCTATAATAGAAGACAATAACCGGCCACTCGTCACGGCAGGATCGTTTAATTCTTCCTCAGAAACACCCAAGTAACCCGCCAAGGCATCCGAACCAATCGTGTTGCGAAGTGCATTTAAAGCCTCATCAATCAGGGTTTGAGGCATCTCATCCATAGATTTGCCCATAACCAACGCAGCCGCAAACTTTGGTGCATCGCTCAGTATCAATGCAGGTAAGTCACCGACTAAGCCCAAAACGTCGGTGGTTAAGCCAAGACCCATTCCCTTGGCAAGAGCGCCAGACTGACGACGGCGCTCTGCTGCTGCCCCCGGTGTTTCATTAAGACGCTCCAGATATGGAAGGAAAGGGACGGTCCGCGAGTCGCCAAACCCCAAGAACGATTCCGGGTCATCAATGGCAGGAGCCAACGGACCAAGGTTCGCCATCGTAGCTTGTAAGTCCGTAAAGAAATCAGCCGCGGCCTTTCCACGTTGGACCCCGGCTGTTGGCTTTGATTTTGGTAATACGGTAGGAATGGGTGGTGTTGCCATTAATAGTATTCTCTCGCTACACGGGGAGGATCATCCTCGAATTCTTCCCCGTTCAAACTAACAAAACCGCCCTGACGGAAACGCATCAAGGCCATAGTCATACTATCACAGAAGTCATCATGTTCGCCATTAGGGAATGACGCCACCTCTTCAATAACTTCGTCTGCAAATTTCTCCCCAGAAGGATACCACACTTTTCCCGATTCGAATATAGGAGACACTATATGCATGCGGGTTGTTTTATCCATACCGCCACCCCCACGCTTACGACCGGGAGCAAAGGTAGCAACAGGGAGGTTCAGTAACCTCATCTCGTCAGCCAAGGGTTGACCCGAAGCTTTTGCCTCAATCAGCATCATCTCCGGTTCCCAGTATTCATATTCTTCCTGAGCAATGGCCTTTAGCTCAGGAAAGTTCCAGCGACCCTTCTTTGCATCCATTAATATAAGGTGCTGGTCACCATTACGAAATGGCTGGAATACTCCCCAAGTTGTAATTGCAGAATAGTCAGCGGTTTCTTTTTTACTATAGGCAGTATCATAAGACTGGATGACGTAGTCCAAATCAGGAATATCATCTTGTTCCCATTCCTTCCACCATTCGCGCTTGACCATCGCGGTTTCTTCTGATGTAGGATTTTGCTGCCACTGCGCGTTCCACTTTCCTACGGATAGCGAAGCTTTGACCTTTAGTAGCTCCTCTTTTTTCCAGAATTCAGGCCACAATGGTTCCCCCGAAGGCAAAATTGCAGGGAATTCTACTACCTCCCACTGGTCAGCCATAAGGTCTTTTTGCTGGGCTTGCAGTAACCTGCCGGTAATATCCTTCTTGGACCACCGGGTCTGGACAATAATAATGGTTCCCCCCGGCTGCAAACGCTGACGAGGGCCAGATGTGTACCACTCCCACGCATTATCGTAGGCAGTAGAGGATAAAGCATCTTGTTCTGAGTGCGGGTCATCGATGATGAGCAAATCAGCACCACGACCAGTCATTGCAGCACCCACCCCCGCTGCAAAATATTCCCCGCCAGCGCTTGTCTCCCAACGACCCGCTGCTTGGCTGTCCTGTTTTAGGTCCGTGTTGGGAAAGATCTCCCGGTATATCGGGTCGGCGATCAGATCTCGGACCTTGCGGCCAAATCTTACAGCAAGTTCGGTATTCATGGTAGCCTGAATAATTTTTAGTTTTGGATTTCTTCCTAAAAACCAAGATGGCATGAGATAGGATGCAAATTCTGATTTAGAATGCCGGGGTGGCATATTGACAATCAATCTTTTTAGTTCGCCCGAGGCTATGCGCTCGAGCTTTTCGGCTATGATTCTATGATGGGTCCCCTCTATAAA